CAGCATTAGAGGTCACGTTCGCTGGTGTCATTACTGAATTGGCTACGGGCGCGGATCAGGTCAGTTCTATCCATGACGCTAATGTCTCAGTATCTGAAACAGCAACAGGGTCAGATGCGACGCTCGGTGTAAATACATTAAACGCAAGCACATCAGAGTCAGCAACGGCTACTGATAGTTCTTTACCCGGAACGGCTTATGATAAGTCGGTTAGTGAATCGGCAACGGCAGCAGATACGGTAAGCACGGGTAGCGTAATTGAAAGCGTTATTACAGAAGCTGCAACAGGATCGGATTCCACAAATTATCTAAGGATTGCTTCAGGCGAGATCTCAGAAAGCGCCACGGGTGCGGATGCTACAACAACCATTTACAATCCCAGTGCGTTAATTAGTGAATCATCCTCAGCCGTAGACACGGTCACATCAATATTTAGCGGTACAAGTGATGTCAGTGAATCTGCCTCGGGCGCTGATCAAATTAGCACAACAGGAATTGCAGATGTAAGCATTAGTGAATCCGCAACAGGATCGGAATCAACAGCAGCGGGTTTCTTATATCTTAAAAACATTAGTGAATCCGGAACTTCATCAGATGCAACAAGCGCCACGAGATCTTCGTTTGATAATATTGCCGAATCAGCAGCGGCAACTGATGCCACGCAATCACTTGCTAATTTCCTTAGTACAGTTTTAGAAGCAGCACAAGCCTCGGAAACTGTTTTGCCAAGCGGCTTATTTAATGTAGATATATCAGAATCAGCAACTATTGCTGACGAGTCTTTCCAAAGGTTCCTATGGGAGCTGATTAATGATGATCAAACTGCAAACTGGACGGTGATCCAAACATGACTATTAACCGCACAAGTTTATTAAACCTGCCCTTACCTGTTACTGGAACCGAATCTGGGACATGGGGCGACACCACAAACAACGGGCTAACAGAATATCTTGATACGTCCATTGCCGGAGCTTTGTCGATTACCGCAACCTTAACGCTAGCTAACTCGACGGGAAACTCAACTGGGTCAAACCTAACGTCAACATCGGCGCAATATAGGACTCTGCTTATTCCAGCGGCGGGGCCGTCAGCAAACATTGTTATTACGGCACCATCATCAAACCGCACCTATCATGTGATTAATAGAAACGCAACCTATACCGCACAAGTGCGAGCGGGGGCTGGTACGGGTGTGACTTTAGCCCCAAATCAATCCGCCACAGTAGCTTACAGCGGCACCGATTATGTTTTGGTTGGGCCAGTTGTTTCGCTGAGTTCTTTAGTTAATTCTAAATCAGACAATTACACCGCAACCTTAGAAGATGCAAATAAAATATTGCTACTCACAAGCGGGGCATCAAAAACATTTACTATCCCTTCAAACGCATCCGTAGCATTCCAAGTCGGGACAAAATTGGATTTTGTGAATTTATCAGCTAGTGCTTTAGGGATTGCTATTACATCGGATACCATGTATTTAGCAGGGCCTGGAACTACAGGTTCAAGATTATTGAATCAATATGGTGTCGCAACAGCAACTAAATTAACTTCCACATCGTGGATTATTAACGGAACTAACTTAACATAATGTTTGATTTATTATCAGGCGGTTTACTGGGTTCCATCTTCGGGGGGTTATTTAGGCTCGCCCCTGAGATCCTAAAATTCTTAGACAAAGCTAACGAGCGCAAACATGAACTGTCCATGTTTCAGCTCCAGACAGATCTGGAGAAACTCCGTGGTGAGTTTAGGGTTGAAGAAAAATATGTTGACCATAGCATCACCCAATTAGACGCAATTAAAGAGGCTTTCCGTGAGCAATCAGAAACTGCAAAATCCGCAGGATGGTTCGTATCTGCAATCTCGGCACTTGTTCGTCCGGGGATTACATGGTGCTTGTTCGGTATGTATGCAGCCGTTAAAGCTTGCGCTATCTATATGGCGTTCTTATCGGATGCACCGTGGTACGAAGTGTTAAAAGCCAACTGGAACGAAAACGATTTTGGTCTTTTTACGATGGTGCTCACATTCTGGTTTGTTGGTCGCAGCATAGAGAAATACCAAAAGTCGTGAATGAAGAAGCAAAAGCGCTAGCAAGAGATGTACTCATCAAGCCCTTTGAAGGGCTAGCTAGGCTTCTGCCAGACGGAACCGTAACCTCCTATCCTGACCCCGGAACCAAGGGGCATCCTTGGACAATCGGTTGGGGAACTACCGGCCCTGATATTAATCCAGGTACTATTTGGACGATGCAACAGTGTGTCGATGCCCTAGACCATCACATAACCTACTTTTATGTAGGTGTTTGCAAACTTAGTCCGACATTTCTAAATGC